TTAGTATAGAAATCCTTGAAGGTATCAAACTCTGAGTGATCCAGTTTCTTCTGCCCCAGTTCCACCTCAGCGATATAATCCAGACGATAAGACTCTTGTGCCTTATAGGTGAATTTCTTATAGAGGTTCAGGTAATCGAGTTGAGTAATACCACCAACATCATAAGCAATATGCTTACGACCCGCGATGTAAATCTCATCCTCAGTTACAAGACCCCAAGGTGACATACGCTTCATCAGTTTCTCACCCAGAACACGATCTAGGCGGCGAACAAGATACGGAATATCATACAGTTCAATATTCCACCCAGTCACAACCTCAGGAGCATTCTCCTCAACCATCCACCAGTTAATAAAATCCATCAGAAGATCACGTTCATTTGTGAAAGAACGATAGATCACATTCTTTTGTTTGTTCTGGAAAGGTCCCATTCCCCAAGTGCGGATTTGCTTGGAAGAATAATCCTGAATAGTAATCAGAAGAACTTCTTCTGCAGCAGACTCTACATCAGGGAACCCGTTTTCAGATGCAACCTCAATATCCAAAGTTGTAACTTTGATTTTACTGATATCAAATTTAACTTCATCCTCAGGATACATTTCGGAAATATACTGATAGATGTATTGAGTATTTCCAAAAATTTTAAAGTTGTCTACGCTCTCATACTTCTTGACAAAATCACGACATTCACGAACAGATCCAGGTTGAATTGCCTCAACTGATTCCCCAGTTAAAGTTTGATATTTAGTTTTTTTGTTAGAAGGGACAAAAAGAGTCGGGTTGAACTTCTCACGGGTCATGAAATGTCTTCCATTTTCATAACCACGGACCAAGAAGTGATCCCCGACCATTTGAACGTTTGTATAAAATCTCATTCTGCAGTTAATTCAAGATATTTTACTAAGATTTCTTTAGTTGGATCCACAATAGTCAGAATGTTTTCTGATCTAAGTTCAATATCAGTTTTATTAGTATAAGCAGGCCATTTTTTGAGTGATAGATCTTCAGAAATAATTTCGTAAGGGTTGATAACCTTACAATCAGCTTCACCTGGATTTCCTAAAATTTCTTCTAACTGGCAAACAAGTGCTGTCCCACTCACCAAAATAACAACATTAACCATTAGTGTTTTCTTCCTTCTTGATATTTACTTTTCCAGCAACTTTATTATTATACATTTCCCTGAGATCTTCAATAGGATCAACAATAGAAACTACCCAATCAGTTGGGACTGGAATATTTGGTTCTGCAGATAGTAAAATCCATGGAGATAAAGTGATTTCCACAGTTTTACTAGTCAATTCATTATCTTCAGTAACCTGAACTGGCGTATTTACCTGAACCGTATGAGGTCTTTCAAAAAGATAACTTACTGGAGTTCCATCAGAAACAAGTTCTTTGGCATCAGAAATAATAAATTCTCCAGATTTTAAAAGTGCAAGTTTAACAGACATAAGTATTTTCTCCTCTGATCTAGTATAGCAAAAAAAGAAAGGGGAGTCAACTGTTTCCAGTTGCCTCCCAGCGCCGACGATAGTCGTTTATATTTATAGATAATCCTTCCTAGTATGATGCTCTGGAACAATTTTACCGAGTTTGATACTTAACAATCCATTCTCAAATACCACTTCCCGCACTTCGGTGTCATCCGATAAGGTCCATGCTCGTTTGAAACTTCGTTGAGCCAATCCCTTATGGATGTAGTTGGCATCAGACTCTCTGTCCTCCTTCTGTCCTTCGACAAAAAGTTTTCCATACTCCGTGTATACATAGACTTCTCCTTTCTTAAAACCAGCAAGAGCAATTTCTAATTGCGATTCTACGTTACTAATTTGAACCAAGTTGTAGGGTGGATAGTTAGAAGTTGTTTCGTGAAGATTAAAAAGACGATCAAAGTATTCATCCATTCCAATACTATTTCGTGTGATCTTTTCCATAAGCGTAGGAAGATCAGATGCAGTATATCGCATGAGGTTGGTCATTATGGTAGCTCCTTTAAAAGCGAGTTTGTGTTTTGTGGACCCCGAAGGCATCCTTATATAATTATACAACAAGCACAAAAAAAGGGAGTGTTGAACTCCCTACAAGATCATTCGGTTTCCTCAACCCTCTTCTTTTTAGAACCAATATTATATTTGGTTTCCAGGATCCATTCTCCCTTATCTTTATAAGAAAGAACTTTAATCTGATTTAGAGGTGCAATATCCTGAATTTTTTTCAGATCAACAATCGTAATGAGTCCCCAATCAGCAAGAAGTTGGGCGATACGGTTACGACGCTGAACGTCATTAACGGTCAGGTTTGCATGTTTACCGTCCAGTGCAAATAGTTCTTTAAAATGCACCAGATAGTATCTACCTTGCTTGTGAAGAATATGACAAGACTGATAGATTTTCTTTTCCTTTCTTGAAGCAACTCCGATACGGGTCAAAGTCTCACGCACTTTCAAAAAGTCATCGGGTTCATTTAGAACCACTTCTACCATTTGGTCGGGCGCCCACTTCACTTCAGGTTCTTGAACGACACTCATTTTGTTCCTCCAGTTTCAAATTTTGATTTAATAAATGTTATCTGTTCTTTAGTAAGAATCCTCAAAGCTTGTTTTGCCTTTTCATTACTATAACCATAATAACGTTTGACATAATCAAGGTCTTTGATTTTATCTTGACGGAGCCAGGGAGAAAATCTCTTCTTTTTCCTCAGACTATTTATAAAAAAGTCATATTGCATCTTCTTTGGAAGAAAATGGCACATATTCATTTCGTTCGCAAACATAATACTATCAATATGACCAGAAAAACATCTATTAATAATATACGGAGCATACTCTTTTTCTAGTGATGGATCTTCATCAATTAGATTTATCTTCGTTTGGTTGATCGAGTTTAACCAGTCCTTCAATTCCATAATTAAACAGTAGCAGTTCTTTACGTTGTTTTTGCTCTCGCATATATTCACCAACAGAACGCATCGTGTAAGTAAGATCAAACTCAGCAGCGTTCCAGTTCTTAAACCTATCCTTTACCAGTTGGTCAGAATTATAACTCACCAACATATCCATATCGTTAGCATCACAATCAGCAGCAAACTTATCGTGATCAAATCCTTTGTGCATCGAACCTTTGTGCCCGTAGAGATTATCCTTAATGTCATAAGGAGGATCGAGATACATAAAGGCACCCATATTCCCATCCATCATATAATCATATGAATAATTAGTAATACGCCAGTTCTCAATCAGTTTAGAATATTCTGGTAACTTCTCAATTCCACGAACACTAAAATTAGCATTAGATGCCTGAGGAGAGAAAGACGAACTTGCAGTCAGACCACTAAAGGAGCACTTATTGACAATATAGAATCTAACTGCCCGTTCAAAATCTCCAGTATTAGGGTCATTTAGAATAGTTTTAGAAATATCAAATAATCCTCGTGCAGAATCTGGGTCAGGGCAGGCACTCTTAAAATGCAAAAGATGATCCTTAAGTTCTGGTCCGAACATCTGGAGTTGCTGCCAGAAGATTACCAGAGGAGAATAAAGGTCATTTACCCAAATTTTAAGAAAAGGATATTTTTTAGTGATGTGAATTGCTACGGACCCACCACCAAGAAATGGTTCCCGAAATTCATCATAGTTTCGGAGGTCTGGAAAATAAGGGTCCATCTTGGTGCAAGCACGGGACTTACCACCAGGATATCTAAGGGGAGTTTTCAGGGATTTCATAATCAATAAATTGGACTGGACTACAATAAACGTTTCCTGCTATAGAAATTCTATACTCATCACTAGTATAAAATGGATTTACTGAGTGATATAGAGATGCTGGAAAAAATGCCATTTTCCATTCCCAACTCTTATCTATATTTAGATTTTTTTTTACATAATTTACCCAAACTATTAATATAAGAAAATCCAAATAAAGTTGTTTCACACCCATTTGGAGAATATCTAGAAAGTTCTTCCTTTAAATCATAAGGTATTTCGACCCATATAACGAAAGAAAATAATCCAGAATGACTATGAATTGGATTAAAATCATATTTTTTAGCAAAATTAATCCACAAAGTTTTTAATTCATATTTAAATCTAAGATCATCATCAGTATTACAATGATATTGTGATCTCGAAATCATACTGGGAGCACCACCATTAAATAATTTATCATATTCAATAGCGAGTGTTTCTGCCAAATAACTTATATTTGGAGTTATAGGCATTTCATATTCTTGTTCCAAATGCCCTGCCAATTTTTTTCGCAGATCTTTATAATTTTTTCTGTTGTTTTTAATATCTTCTATTGTTTTTTCCAACTCATTTCTGACACATTCCGGAACATAACAGGTTATGTATCCAGGAGAATCAAAATTATGAGATTGAAAATTATAATTAAATGCTACACTCATAATCTTCAGGATGATATTTCAAAAATTCACGAAAGGTCATTTTCATTTCCTTCTGTGTCATACCACAATGATCGGCAGCAGCAGGAAGGTTCATGGTAGCACGAAATAATGCCCAGTTTGCTTCCGCTACGTTTTCGGGAGTCGTTTTGTTACTCATTTAAATTCACACTCACACATAATTTCGGTCAATGCTGCTAGGAGGTTAATTTCCTGATCAGCCACGAACGCACATTGGTATTGATACTTAGCAATAACAAGAACGGCAGCAGGAATAGATTGGGGTGAAAGGCAATCATAACAGGCGTCATACACCCTACGAAGTAGACTGCTAGCATCGTTGTCCAAGTTGGAGACCACCCACTTGCGTACTTCTGGGAAGTTCTTCTCTTTGAGATTCTTGACGAGTTCATTTACAGAGATGTCTGAGAAAGATGCAAGAATGCCCGAGTCAATCTTTCCTCCCGTAGAGTACCTCTGGCATTCATTGAGGACCCTACGAAAATCTGGGAAGTGCTTGGATACAAGTTCTGCAAGAACCTTTTGATCATACTCAACCTTTTCGGCATCCAAGATTTGGAGGACTCTCTTGAAGAAACTTCCTGCGAGTTGCTGTTTCTGCTTTCCCTTGATTGTAAAATCGATGACGGCACAACGGGAGTGAAGAGGTTCAATAATTTTGTTCTTGTAGTTGCAGGTGAAGATGAATCGGCAGTTGTTATAAAATGCCTCAATATTCGCCCGTAGAAGGAGTTGTACGTCGTTGCCTGTGTTATCTGCCTCATCGATGATGATGACTTTGTGTTTAGAAGATCCCGTAAGTGAGACGGTCGAAGCGAAGTTCTTTGCTTGGTTTCGTACAGTATCCAGGAAACGTCCTTCGTCGGATCCGTTGATGACATAATAATCTGCCCCCAATTCATTACATAATGCTTTTGCGATTGTAGTTTTACCAATACCAGGAGG